TTTTAAATATAAAATTAAATTATTTATTTCGCTATTACTTATAGATATTCTATAACCTTTTCCTGTCTCAGAGTACATACCATCTAATAGTTCATCATGTTCTACTTTTTCAATATTTCCATCAATTCCTATATCATTGATGACTTGAACAATATTTTTTTCTTGCTCATCACTTAGTTCAGCTACTCTTTTTAACTGACTATCCATCGTAAAACCTAGATATAAACCAACTATCATCATTCCAATAAAAATAATAAAGAAATATTTAATCCCCTTTCTCATAAAATCCCCTCCTAATAGTTATAATACTATTTGTACTATAATTATTAAAGTTTGTCAAGAGATAAAACAGATTTTAATCTTTAATATTATATTCTTTTTTTACTTCTTTTATCCTTTTTTCTAATTCTTTTTTATATTCTTCTTGAGTAAAAACACCTTGTTTAAAAAGAATTGACATATGTATCTTTACTGCTCTCAATCTTTCTTCATAAGTTGATTTAGAATGTCCTACTACAATTGGAGGTGTAGTATCATTCCATCTTGAATCAGTAAATAAAGTTTCTTTTTTTTGTTTTTCTTCAAATTCTTTTTTTAATTCCTCAAAACTTTTACTACTCATAATTATACTTCCTCCATTAAAATATAATGAATTTTACTTGTATCATATCTATCCACAACTTTAAATTTTTTACCTCTTTCAAATAAAACCTCTTGTTCTCTTTTATTTAAAGTAGTTATATTTCTAGCAGTTTTAGACATTATAGTTAGCTGAACCTCTCCACTAGGATTATATGTTTCACCTATTGTTGCTGAGGTGTAAGCAAGATATTCAATCTCATTACCAATATTATAAAGTTTTAAAAATTCTTCTAAAGCTTCTTTACCTTGTAATTGAAAACTTAAACTTCTAGTAACTTGTCCTTCGTATACAGGTATTTTTTCAAGTGCTTCATCTAATAATTTAACCCATTCTTTTTGGTCTTGAGTTAAATTTGTTCGGTTTCTAAGTGCTTCATTTATCTTATAAGAATCTGATCCAATATATTTCATTATAGCAGATTTTTGATTTAAAGTTAAACCTAACTCATCTTTTTTAATATATTGCTCTTTCCATTCCTTATAATTCATGTACTTAACTTCTTTATATTCTCCATTTTCATCTCTTGATGCTCTTGTGGACTCATCATCAAAGTATGGAGCTATAACCGTTCTACAATGTGAATGAAAAGGGGGCACTGTTACTCCTATTTCCTGATCAGATATATTAAAAACCTTTCCATCCATTTCTTGACAGATTTCAGAAGTATGAAGGTCTAATGTTGCTACTATTTCATATTTCTCAACATCTATACTTTTAAAAGCTTCTATTTGTGCTTTTGAAGCATAAGCAGCAGATTCTGTTTCTAGTAATCTTCTAGCAACATACTCTTTATTTTTTATCTTATCAGAAACAAATTTAGATATATCTTCAACAGCTTCATCTAATGTACTACCAGTTATAAAAGATTGAGTAATTTTAGTTCTCAGTGTATTTATTAACTGTTCCTTGTCTTGCCAAATCCTATCTGAAAAAGTTTTCCCATCTTTTAACCAAGGCTTTCCTATGACTTGATTAATCTTATTTTTGTCTAAAGTAGCAAAGCTTGTTTTAAGATTCAATCCTTTTGAAATCTCATACAATGAATGATAGTAAGTATCTTCATAATTCTTTATTAAATAATCTTCTAACATTTCATTTTCTTTATTTCTTAAAGTTTCAATGCTGTTTTGAACTTGAAGTTGTAAAGCTTCTAACCTTTTAATATGAACTCTTGCAGAAGCATTTTCAAGTTCTTTCTTCCAAGCTCCACTCTTAGCTTTTTGAGTATATTCTGCTAAGGACCATTTGAATTCTTTTAATTCATCTTTAGTTAGTAATTTCTTAGCATCTGCTAATGATATTTGATTATTATCAGCTATTCTGATATACCATTTTTCAATATCACTTTTTATTTTATTCTCTGCTATTTTATATTGTTTCTCTATTTCTTTAGCATAAGCTTTATTTGATATATTTCTTTGTTTTTCTTCTTCTTCAAATCTTTTAGTCCAGTAATTACTCATCTAAATCAGGAACTTTTTTAGTTCCAAAATCTCCTGGATAAGGATCTAATTCTTTATTTTCTTCTTCAAGTTGTTTTATTTCTTCATCAACATCGTTAACCCAAGGATGTTGAGTTATTATAGTTTTTTGAGATATGATACCAACACTAGACTTACAATTATTAATTGTTTCAGATTCATTAACTAAAACATCTCTATTAAATATTACATCAAGAGTTTCATTAACATTTAAAGCTTTATTTATAAACCACATTAACTCTTCAAAAGATGCCTGAAATTCTACTTCCATTTGATTAGCATCTAAATCTATATCAGAATACATAGATTGAATATTCATCTCATTGGGATTATTTCCAAGTCTTTCATCTTTAGCATCAAAACCTCTTGCATTTTCTATTATTGCTTTTTTAAGTAATTTGATTATTAAAGCATAGTTTTCAGAGTTAACTTCTATTTGAAGTGCTTCAAGTCCACCTTTGCCACCATCAGTATTTGTAACTTTTACTGCTCTATATGTTGCTAAGTTTCTTCTAAACTCTCCTAAATTCTCTCCATCATAGTTAGTTAAGATTAAAATTGTACTTCCTGCATCTTCCATCATATTATCTTGAAATTTAGAGATTATCTCATTCAAGGCATCTTGTAAGCATTTAACTCTGCATATTAAAGGTTGTTCTAAATTATTACTTCTAAAAGGAATTAATGGAACTTTTCCCCAGTTGTATGTTTCTTCTCCTATAGATATATAATCTGAATGTCCTAAAGGTTTTAAACTATCATTCCAAATAAAAAAGTCTACTCCATTTCCTGAGTAAACTTCTACTTTTTTAATTGGAACTAAACTATTATGTTGAAACTCTAAAACTTCATATAATCTTATAACTAATTCTAATTCATCTTTATTGTTATCTTTCCATATTGGTAATATTTCTGAAGGCTCAAATTTTCTAAATTCCAATTCACCTTTTTGGTTAAAATATGGATATATCCAACCTATTCCACCATTAAGAGTATCCTCTCCTAAATTTCTTAAAGTTCTTAGAAACTTATTACCAAATAATTTCAAAACATTTTCATTTTTACAAATAAAAGTTGGTTTCTTAGCTAAAATATAATTAACTTTTTGGTCAACCATTTTTGAATATTGGTTATCAACAAGTTTAGAATTGACTAAGTTATTTATATCTTCTAATCTACCACCTTCTACTATTGCTTTTCTTTTTTTACTTAATATATCATGGCTACCCTTATAATATCTTTCTCCATTTACCTGGTCCACTCTAGTTTTTGAAGAAAGCCATTGACTTATTAAATATTCAAGTTTTCTAATCTCCATATTTTCCACCTTTGGCTTTTTAAATAGTTTTTTTATCCATTCCCACATTATTAACTCCTATTCAAAAGATAATCCTGATATTTTATTACATTTTTCAGCAACACCAGTTAAAGCATCAGGTCCATCATCGTGTTTGTTTTTTCCTTCCTTCTGATAAGAAATAATATCTTTTGCAAATTCACTCCATTTATTTTTCCAATCTATAGGCATATAGATATTATTATTTACCCAAGCACTATTTGATAATATTCTTGCTATTTTATTTCCAGATTGATGGAACCATTTAACAACTGTCTTATAATTTCCTTTATCTCTTGTAATTCTTTCTATGTTTCTTGCGAATGCTCTACCACCATTATTGCTTTCTATATCTGCAACATTCACATTAAACTTTTTATATGCTTCTGCAACAAGTGGCTCAGTTATTTTCATAGCTTCTTTGGTATAGATAACATCTAGTATATAAGCACTATCTTTGCAATCTGCATAAATAATATTACATAAAAAATCATCTCCAGTATCAGCTGTATCACAATAGGCAGATATTTTAACAATCTTTTCTTTTGGTAAATCAATATAAGTTTTAAATTCATTGTATAATCTACCCTTGATATCTATTGGCTCTTGTTGATAGTTGGCATATACAATTTCTTTTGCCATATTCTTAGTTTTAAACTCAAAGTCTTCTAATGATAATGTTCCTTCATCAAGTGGAGTTCCATCATCATTGATAGCTTTATAATTTATATGAACCACATCATCATAATTAGATAAAATAAAACCAGCTAGGTCATTACTTGCCCACCTGGTCATTATGATTATTAATTTAAAACCTTTTTCTGTTCTTGATAACATAGTATTAGTAAACCAATCAATATGCTTTTCAAGAACATTAGAGTTATATGCTTCCTCAGAATTTTTTATTAAGTCATCTATAACTATTAAATCTGCTCCAAATCCTGTTGCAGTTCCTGTTGGAGATGTTGCTAAATAGTTTGCTACTTGACTTCCTTCCAAAGCCCACTTGTTCATTGATGCTTCTCCATACTTTATTTTAGTATCTGGGAATATATCTCTATAAACTGTTACCCCTTGTGTCTGCTCTGTTGCTATCATATCTCTTACTTGTTTAGCAAATGTAGAAGAAAGAGTTTCATTGTATGATCCTGTCATAATTTTTAATTTGTTATTTCTTCCTAATAACCATTGCACAAATAAGGTTGCTGTGTAAGATTTACCGAATCAGAGTCGAGGGGGCATATTAATAACTAATATTTTTTTATTAGAATCAATAAAACTTTGTAACTGATTACATAAATCTTTTAAATATTCTTTTTTGTCATTGTAAAAATCTTTTTTTCCTAGTAATTTACAATAATACCAAAAATCTCTCCTAGCTCATTCTTTCTTAGCTTCTAATTTTATCAATACCTTACCATACAAC